TCGGCGGGGACGTCAGCGTGCGGGCTGGAGGTGGAGCCAGAGTCGATGCGGACGCTGTCGATGTCAGAGCTCCCAACGTGAACGTCAGAGGCAGCGATCGAGTGAATGTAGTTGGCGGCCGTGTAAATATCAGGTCATCATCTACCACCACAATCAGAGGCAGTTCTGCTGTGACAATTCAAGCGCCAAGAATCAACCTACGTGGCAGGGTGTCGATGTGACCTCCTACTCAGACATTCCGCTGTCGTTTCGACCTCATCCGGTGACGGGCGACATTGGTCGGCTCGTCGACGAGGACGCTGTCGCCCAGTCGATCAAACTTCTGGTGTTGACTAACCTCAACGAGAGACTGGCCGAACCGACGATTGGCGGCAACGTAGTCGCCCATCTGTTCGAGCACAACACAGCGGCCGCTTCGTTGGTGCTACGCAGTTCAATCGAGACGTGCCTGCGCAACAGCGAGGTGCGAGCAGAGGTCGTTGATGTCGGCGTTGCAGTAAATCCAGACGGCAACGATGTTCATGTGTCAGTGATGTTCAAGACTCAACAAATGCTGCAGCCAGCTACCGTTTCCATCCAACTCGAGCGAGTCCGCTAAAGATGTCCACGCCCTCATCCATTGGAATGCTTGATTCGTCCGAGCTAGACTTCGGAGGGGTGCGCGATCGGCTGATCGCGTTCCTTCAACAGCAAGACAGGTTCCGCGACTACAACTTCGAGGGATCGAACCTGCGGGTGCTGATTGACCTGCTTGCGTACAACACGCAAATGCATGCGCACTATCTGCACATGGTAGGCAGCGAAATGTTCCTGGACACGGCTCAGCTTCGCGAGTCGGTGGTGTCGCACGCGAAGGAGCTGAACTACGTGCCTCGGTCTGTCTCGAGCGCAGTGGCCTTTGTGGATCTGGTGGTCAACGTGCCGGCCGGGCCCGATCGTCCTGAAACCGTCGTCATTCCAAGGTACTTTCCGCTCCGCAGCCTTGTTGGCGGGGTCGCGTACATGTTCACCACCGACGACATCGTCATTGTCCGACGATCGAGCGGGTATCGCGCACAGAATGTGCCTATCTACGAAGGCGAGGTAGTGCGCGACTTCCACGAGGTGCCGGCGACAGGGGACGGGCAGTACTTGATTGGGGCAGGAGCGGACATCTCTTCTGTTCGTGTCCACGTGCTCCCTAGCTCCGCGTCGTCACCCAAGGAGGCCGTCGAATGGACAAGGGCTACGTCGGTGGCAGGCGTCCGGGCAACCGATAGGGCGTTCTTTGTTCAGGCTGCCAGCTCGGGCGAATACCAGATCGTGTTTGGCAACGGCGCTGTCGGACTGCCGGTGACGCCAGGCAACGTCGTTCGCGTCACATATCGGTTAGCGGCAGGATCGGCAGCTAACGGACTGTCGTCGTTTGTTCCGATGTCGGCTGTGGACGGGTTTGCGGTCGGCGTCGAGAATGTAGACGCCTCTCGATTCGGCCAGGAGCCCGAGACCATCGAGGACATCAAGTTCAGAGCCCCTCGCTTCTTCGCCACGCAAGACCGTGCCGTGACAAGCGACGACTTCGAGGTGCTGTTGACGTCCAAGTTTCCGGGGCTTGAGGCAGCAGTTGCGTTCGGCGGCGAAGCTGCATCGCCACCGGCGTATGGCAAAGTGTTCATTAGCGCAAAGCCGTACGGCGGTACTGTCTTGCCCAACACGAGCAAGCGAGCAATTGTCGATTTCGTCAAGTCGAGGTCTCCTCTTTCGATTGACCCTGTGTATGTGGATCCTGATTTTGTGTTTGTGGGCGTCCGCACTAACGTGAAGTATGACGCGGCCCGTACGATGAGCGTTACAGACCTCAGGTCTTCTGTGCAGCTGGCCGTCGACGCTTTTGGATCCGCCAACCTGAATCGATTCAAGGCAGCGCTCAGAAGATCGAGGCTAATCGCTGCTATCGACGACTCGTCGCCGCTGATCGTATCGAACGACACTCGCGTCGAACTGATCAAGCGACTGAGCCCGCCTATTCGCAGTGATGTGACGCTCGGCGCGTCGTTCCGGAATTCGATTGACGTAACGTCACAACATCCGACCGTATACAGCACGCCGTTTTGGTACCAGACGGCCGACGGCAGTGTGCTCTTTGTGCGTATTGAGGACGATAGACGCGGGCGTCTGATGATCGTTCACTCTGATTCGCAGGGCTCGAAGCGAACGATCGCGTCTAACGTGGGGACAGTGGACTATGCAGGAGGTACGGTCAGCATAGGTCCGCTCGTCGTTCATCAGTACGACACGCCCTGGATTGGGCTGCACGTCGTCCCGGCTCGCGATGACGTGGTCGCTTCGTCGAATCAAGTCATGACGATTGCGTCAGGCGATGTAGAAGTGAATGTCGAGGCTGTGAGCGTCCCATGACTTCCAATACCGCCCGGCCGATCGAGCGCTACATCTCGCCGATGATTGCGTCGCAGCTCCCTGACGTGTACAGAGAGGAAGGTCCGGCGTTCGTGGCCTTCATCAAGGCGTTCTACGAGTTCCTCGAGCACGAGATGTCGCCGATTGGACAGTCTAGACGCCTGTTGGAGTGGCGCGACGTCGACACGACGCTCGATCAGTTCGTGTCTCACTTCGTCGCTAAGTATGCGACAGGTCTGGATGCGGGGCTTGTCGCTGACGGCAGGCAGTTGGTCAAGAATTCAGGGTCTCTGTTTGCTTCGAAAGGTACGGCGGCCGGTCTCGAACTGCTTTTCCGGCTGGCTTTCAACGCTGACGTCAGCGTCCGAACACCTAGCGACAACATTCTGCGGGCCTCTGCGGGTCTATGGGAGGTCCCGAGATATCTCGAGATCGAGGCTAACGATCTTTCGCCGCTGATGGTCGGCGAGACGGTCGTAGGGTCCGACTCCAAGGCCTCGGCCATTGTCGAAGACTTCTTGCGACGGCAAGTCGGAGGCAAGATTGTCAACCAATTGCTGTTGTCCAACATCGTTGGAAACTTCGTCGTAGGAGAGCGAATAGTCTGCGCTGCCGTATTCGATGCAATGTCGGGACCTGTCGTAGTCGGGCCTACCTCGAGCATCCGGGCAGTGTCGTCGGGACTCGACTATGCTGTCGGAGATACTCTGTCAGGGATTGACGGTACCGGATCCGGGGCACGGGCAGTCGTTGTCAGAGTGGGCCCACGCTCAGGAGCTGTCGACTACAATCTGGTATCTGGAGGTTCCGGATACACGCTCGACGCGACGGTGACTATCACACAGACAGGCAACACAGTGCCGGCCATCACAGAGGCTGCCGGTCGCGTTTCGCGACTTTCGAACACCTCTGTGATTTTGGTGAACGCCGATCTGCTGACAGCGTTCGATGCCGTCCCATTGAACGCTGCGGCATACGGATTTGCCAAGCTGCCGGCAGCCAACGTCAACACTATCCTCGACGCGGCTTTAACGACCAATGCGATTGAAGTGGGCACCATCGAGTCTATCGTGTTTGCGCCGCCTGGATCTGGATACAGCGGTGCCATTCAAATCGCTGTTGTCGAGCCGCGAGTCGCGCCGTTCGCCGTGTTCGATCCTATCGACGGATCGCGTATGGGCAACAATGCTGTTGTTGAGGGGTTCGCGCAGATTGGTCGCGGAGCTATCGAACAACTCCGAATCGTCGATTCAGGATTGGGGTACCAACACAACGAAATGTTCAACATGGTCAGGACCGCTCCGACGGTTCGCAATGATGCCGTACTGGTGCAGGCGTTCAATGAAACTCAGGGATTCGGACAGGGCTCTTGGAGGCGAACTGACGGATTCCTGAGCTCCGACCAGTTTCTCGCTGACAACCACTACTACCAAGAATTCTCGTACGAGATCAACACTGCGGTGAGTATGTCTCGATATGCCGACATCGTGAGGCGAATGTGGCATCCGGCAGGGACGAAGATGTTCGGCAAGGCAGTCGTTGATCTGCAGATCAACGCGGACCTCCAGATTACGTCTGCAGCAGCGTCGACACTCTAACACCATCAAAAAGCGGACACCCAACATGAAACGTTTTGCACCTCTTGTGTCTCGTCAAATCGAGTCTGCGATCTCAAAGCTGACCGCAACCCCTCATTACGTTTGTGCGGGGCATTCGATTCCCGACCTGCCACCGATCGACGCTTCCGTTGCCGAACAGCGGAGGATTCGCGATCAGATTGTGTTTGGCAAGCGCATTATGCCGGGCGACTCCGTCCCTATGTGTCGTCGGATCGAATATGTCGTAGGATCGGTGTATGACGCCTACGACGACGTGCGCGCAGACTCAAACTGCTACGTGATCACCACAGACCGCCACGTGTACGTGTGCCTCGACAACAACAACGGATCGCCGTCGATCGTTATGCCGACCATCGTCGATCCGAGTGGACCGTTCGCCACGTCTGATGGATACGTGTGGCGGTTTATGTACACCGTGCCATCAGACGTGGCTCTGAAGTTTGCCGTGCCCGGCCTGATGCCTGTGATCCAGGACAACGCTGTCCGAGCAGCAGCGACGTCGGGAATCGTCAGAATGGTAGTGACTGCAGCCGGATCTGGATACTCAACATATGCGACGAGTCGGGTATTAGGTACCACTTCAAACTCGACTGCTGTCACGTTGCATCTCGAACCGACGTTGTCGCCGGTCGCCAACTTCTTTGTTGGATGTGCTCTGTCCGTTACCTCTGGCGGCGGCAACGGACTGAACACTCCGATCAGGTCGTACGTCGCCAACACTGTAGGAAGGTTTGCTGTCATCGACATCGGACCGGCTGCGTCTGCTATCAACCTCGGCTCGGTTGTTCGCATTGCGCCCAACGTCGTCGTCAGGGGTAACGGACAAGGCTTTGCGGGGTTGCTCGAGATCGACCCGACCTCAAACACAGCGATGGGAGTCCTCGTCACCAACCCAGGATCCGGATACACCCAGGCAACTGCGACTGTCGAAAACAACCCGCTGTTTGGTTCAGGGGCCGTTGTGAGGCCAATCTTGGCGCCAGCTGGTGGCCATGGCAGCTCGGTGGTAGATGAACTGCCGACAGAAGGGCTGTGCGTGTCGGTGACGTTCGCCAATACGCAGATGAACACCATTCCAACAGAAGCGACCGTTCGTACGGTGTCGATTCTCGGCGAACCGAATACCTTAGCTGGGACCCCGGCGTCTGCTCTTACATTCCGGGCGGCCGCTCAGGTCTCGCTCAACACTCCTGGCGGCGTTCCGTTTGCGCGTTACGAGACGGTCCGGACCTCGGACGGCAATGGATCGGCAGTCGTCGCTTTCGCCAACACGACGTCGGCAATTCTGACGTCGATGCGAGGCACAATGGCGGCCATGCAAGTGTTGATTGGCGACCAGTCGCAAACTGTGGCCACAATTCAGGCACTAAATACGCCGACCGCCAATGCGCACAGCGGGCACCTCCTGTGCGCTGCAAACGTCGACCCCATTGACAGGTCGCCGACAAGCTCAGAGATTGTCCGCCTCACCATTCGGACGTAAAACGTACCCTAAGAG